GAAATGCAGACTGAGTCAATGCTAGAACTAGCAGATGCTATTCGTGACGAAATGGGCCAAGAACAAAGTGATTCATTTGTAGCAGCAGTTAAGCCTGCATTAGAGCAACTATATGCAGCAATGGAAACTACTCGTACAGCATTAACTGGCGGTGTTGGTCAATTAACCGGCGAAGGTGAACCAGCAGACATGATGGGTGCTGAAGAAGAAATGCCAACTGACTTAGAAGGCGGCGAAGAAACAATGGAACCAACTGTTGATATGGAAGGCGGCGAAGAAGAATTTGGCGCAGCAGCACCAGCAGCAGGTGGCGAAGAAGAAGCTGGCAGAGCAAAGCGTGAAAGCATTATGCGTAAGCGTAAAATGTTAGAAACTTCTCGCAGATTAGGCACTATTCTTTCAAAAAAAAAATAACTGAATCCCCTGAGGGAAACGAAAAGCTGGTTATGGCACTTCGCACTATTATCGGTGCAGCAGATCAAAAGGGAAAGCCAGCTTTTTTGCATTTTGAAAAACCAATTCCACAAAATATCAAGCAAGGTTCTGTTAATATAGACTTAAACAAAGTTATGGAAAACATGGGCGGAGAAGCGTTTGCATACGAAACGTTCAAATCAGCATATGATTCAGATCCTCGTGTAAAAGAAATGGTTAAGAACTTTTCTGAAGCAGGTATAGAGCTCAAGACCAAACAAGATGCAGAACCAGCAGCACCTCAAGGTGATACCGGAACAGATACAGTTGCACAGATGGCACAAAATGCAACTAATTTAGGACAAGGTTTATAAAATACTTGACAAACTATTAAATTCTTATTATAATGTAACTTAGAAATAGGAAATAGTTTTGACATTAATAGTAAACAAGTTTAATTACGAACCAATATCAAGAAAAGAAATAAACGGCAAAAGATTATACGCAACTCCAGATGGCAATGCCGTTGCTAGTGTAACTACTATTCTTGACGCCACCAAAGATAAAACACATCTTCATGCTTGGCGTAAGCGTGTAGGTGAAACTAAAGCACAAGAGATCGTTACTGAAGCAGCAGGTGTAGGAACTAGAATGCACAAATATCTAGAAGACTACATTGATACAGCAGACTGGCCCGTTCCTGGTTCAAACCCATTCGCAATTAAAGCACATCGTATGGCAGAAGTTATTAAGTGTGAAGCACTTAATAATGTAGATGAGATTTGGGGCAGTGAAATATCTCTTTACATGCCTAACATGTATGCAGGCACTACGGATTTAGTCGGCACATATAAAGGTCAACCTGCTATTATGGACTTTAAACAATCTAATAAGCCCAAGAAAGAAGAATGGGTATTTGATTACTATTTGCAGTTAGTCGCTTATGCTGAAGCACACAATGAAATCTACGGTACAGAGATCCGTGAAGGTCATGTATTCATGTGCAGTCGAGGAGATGATCCAATGGAACTAGGTGGCGAGACTTATCAACAGTTTGACCTGTGGCCACATGAGTATGACGAATGGCGGCACGAATGGTATAATCGTGTGTATCAATATTACGAGAAATACGCATAAATACTAATAATAAAAGCGTAGGAGAATAACGTGGCCGTAGTGCAGATCAGTCGACTTCAAGTGAGACGAGGACAAAAGAATCAAGGTTCAGGCTTACCACAATTAGCAAGCGGTGAAATTGGCTGGGCGATTGATACTAGAGAACTTTATATAGGTAATGGTGCTGTATCAGAAGGTGCGCCAGCGGTAGGTAATACAAAGGTTCTTACTGAATATGATGATATTCTAAATCTTGCAGACACTTACACATACAAAGCAAATGATGCGTACATTGTTACAGGAGTTAATAGCTCTAATCCTATTACAAGAACACTTCAAGAACGTTTAGATGATCGTGTTAGTGTCCGTTCTTTTGGTGCTGTAGGCGACGGTGTTGTAGACGATACAGTAGCAATACAAAGAGCAATAGATCAATTATACTTAAATTCAGCAACTAAAAGTGCATATGGTGCTAGTCCACAAAGTAGAGTTGTACTTCATTTAGAAGCAGGAACATATATAATTTCAGATACTATCTATCTTCCGCCATATGCTTCTTTAGTAGGTGCTGGCTCAGCTAAGACTATCATTTATCAATCTGTAAATAAACCAGCATTTATTACAGTCAACGCATCAAGTACAGTTGGCACACCAGCTAGTGATTCTGCTTCTACAAGCACAAACCAAGCAAGAGAAATCTTAATGCAAGGTATGACTATACAGTCAACACAGTCAGGCGAAGCAGGAGCAAATAACATCAGCTCAGACCCCGGCAGTCCAGCAAGTGCAAAAGGTATTATTCTACAAAGTTGTAAAGATAGTAAGTTTGTAGATTTAAACTTTGAAGGAGTATGGACTTCAGGTACAACATATAACAATGATGCTGCTGTGGTATTAAATAGTTTAAGCGGCGCAGTTGAAAGTAGTAATAATATATTTGAAAATTGTAAGTTTTATGGTTATAGTTCTGCTGTGCGCTCAGATTGGGACATTGATAACAATACATGGAGTGAATGTAACTTTGAATTGTTAGGGTACGGAGTTGTATTCGGAGAAGCAATTTCTGGTTTAACAAGTACTGCATTAGGACAAAGTACTGGCCCTGTTAATAATAGAATTGAAAAATCTAAATTTTACGATATTTCACATAATGCAGTTTGGATAAATGCTGGCAGAAAAAATGTAAGCGACAGTAATTCTTTTGAACTCGTTGGAACTAACAGTAAAAATGAAGATGCTCCATTATTTCCAGTAATAAGATACGAAACTGTTTCTGCTCCAGATAATTATTCTTTAGATAATAAATCATTTAATGACTATTTTGCAAGAACTGCTATATTATCAAATGGAACTTCTACCGCACCTTATTATGCAGAAGTTGCAGGTGCAGCCGTTTATTCATTAGATTATGAAAATAGAAAAGACTTTGGCAGAGTTACAGGTGTAAACCTAATTCGTTTGCCAGGATTGTCTAATCAATCGTATGATATAGATTATACAATGGTTAGTAAAAATTATGAAGTAATTAGAAGCGGTATCTTACATGTTGTTGTAGACGCTTACAATGATCAAGTAGAACTTTCAGATGATTTCCATTTCGTAGGTGATGAATCTTACCTAGATGCTGTAGAACTAACAGCAATCATATCTGTAATCCCTGTACCAGCAACAGGCGCTACTAATGAAACTATTGATATCAAAGTAACTTCATCAATGCCAGTTGACGACACAACTGAATTCAAGTATACTATAAAAGCTAAAACAACAGAATATAGTTAATGTTTGATAAAAATTATGAAGACAGACTCGCCGCCTGGCGAGACTTTAGAGACACCTTAGAATTTCACAATGATCCTTTACAAGCAGTTATAGATTTTTATTATAAGGCACCAAGTGTTTCTATACACACCGATCCATGGACTCCTGAAATGTGGCCAGACCCTTGGCAACTTGTACACGAGAATCAGTACGATGACTTCTGTCGTGTGCTAGGTATGTGTTATTCCCTACAGTTAACCGAGCGTTTTAAGGAGTCTTCATTTGAGATACATATTGGTGTAGACAATACTACTTCGTCAACGCATTATCTACTTTTCGTTGATAATAAAATTATAGGTTGGGATGAATCTTATGTGGATAAAGAACAATTGCCAGAATCTTACATATCACAAACAGTTTATCCTATGCCAGCACTTCAATAAATATTTCGTAAATTACAATTTAAGAGGAAAAACAACTAATGTCTAATGGAATAATGATCGTTAAACGAGACGGGCGTCGTGACCATCTTGATATCGAAAAGATGCACTTTGTCGTTCAAGAAGCATGTGAAGGACTAGCAGGAGTTAGTGCCAGTCAAATAGAAATGAACGCAAATTTACAATTTTACGATGGAATGAGTACATCAGAGATACAAGAAATTTTAATACGTTCGGCTAACGATTTAATATCATTAGAAACACCAAATTATCAATATGCAGCAGCAAGACTATTAAGTTACGGATTGTATAAAGATGTATTTGGACAATTTCAGGCTATTCCATTTCTCAATATGATTAAGAAAAATGTAGATCGTGGAGTATACGACCCTGCAATTCTTGAACTATACTCAGAAGAAGAAATTAATAGATTAGACAGTTATATTCATCATAAGCGTGATGAAAACTTTACCTACGCAGGATTACGTCAGGTTGTAGACAAGTATCTTGTACAGGATCGTTCTTCAGGTCAAATATACGAAACTCCGCAGTTTATGTATATGATGATTGCTGCAACATTATTTGCAAACTATCCTCGTGAAGAACGTATGCATTATGTAAGGAGATATTATGATGCGACCTCGCTTTTTAAGCTCAACATTCCGACACCCGTTATGGCTGGTGTTCGCACCCCTATACGTCAGTTTGCTAGTTGTGTTTTGGTTGATAGTGATGATACTCTCAACTCCATTTTTGCTTCAGACATGGCTATCGGACGTTATACAGCGCAAAGAGCAGGAATAGGCATCAACTCAGGACGTATCCGTGCAGTTAATAGTAAGATCAGAGGCGGGGAAGTCGCGCACACCGGTATTATTCCGTTCTTGAAAAAGTTCGAGTCGACAGTGAGATGCTGTACGCAGAATGGTGTGCGTGGCGGCTCTGCCACCGTTCATTTTCCTTTTTGGCATTTAGAAATTGAAGATATTCTTGTTCTAAAAAATAATAAAGGTACAGAAGATAATCGTGTGCGTAAGTTAGATTATTCGATTCAATTGAACAAGTTAATGTATGAACGTTTACTAGAAGGCGGCGACATTACTCTTTTCTCGCCACACGATGTTCCAGACTTGTACGAAGCGTTTTTTACAGATCAAGATAAATTTAAAGAATTATATGAAAAATATGAGCGTGCTCATAGCATTCGCAAGAAGACTGTTCCTGCAATGAAACTATTTTCTGATTTAGTTAAAGAACGAGCAGAAACTGGCCGCATATACATTATGAACGTGGATCATGTAAACAACCATAGTTCATTTAAAGACACAGTTTATATGAGCAACTTGTGCCAAGAAATTACATTGCCAACTAAACCATTAGAACACATTGACGATGAAGATGGTGAAATAGCTCTTTGCATTTTAAGTGCAATAAATGTAGGGTTGTTGAAAGAACTCGATGATCTGGAAGAGCTGTGTGAACTTGCAGTTAGAGCGTTGGAAGAAATTATAGATTATCAACGTTATCCGGTTGTAGCAGCTGAACGTTCAACTAAAGCTCGTCGTTCACTCGGTGTAGGCTACATTGGGTTAGCTCACTTCTTAGCACGTAATCATGTTAAGTACGACGATCCAAATGCTTGGAAAGTTGTACACCAATTATCAGAAGCATTTCAGTATTACTTGTTGAAAGCTTCTAACAAGCTCGCACAAGAGCGTGGTGCTTGTGAGTATTTCTCACACACTAAGTATGCAGATGGGCTGCTACCTATAGACCATTATAAAAAGGAAGTGGACGAAATTGTTCCGCACGAATTAAATTATGATTGGGAAAGTCTTAGAAACGATATTAAGCAATACGGATTACGACATAGCACTTTGTCGGCACAGATGCCATCGGAAAGCAGTTCAATTGTGTCAAATGCAACAAATGGGATTGAACCACCAAGAGGTTATTTGTCCGTTAAAAAGTCCAAGAAAGGGCCTCTTAAACAGATTGTACCACACTATCATTCGTTAAAGAATGCATATACTTTACTATGGGATATGCCAAGCAATGAAGGTTATATTAAAGTAGTAGCAGTAATGCAGAAGTTCTTTGATCAGGCGATTAGTGGTAACTGGAGTTACAACCCTACTCATTATCCAGACAATGAAGTTCCTATGAGTGTAATGCTTCAAGATATGCTAAACACTTACAAGTATGGCTGGAAAACTTCTTACTATCAAAATACATACGACTTTAAGAGTGATGAAGTTGATTATGATGAAATGGCCGGAGTGCCTACACAGAACGGTGCTACACTAAAAGTAAATGATAGTGAAGATTTTTGTGAAGCGTGTGCAATCTAAAAGGTTGACAAGTACACAGAAATGTGTATAATGTACAAATGAGGAGTGGATATGTCTAAGACAGTTTTTAATAGAGAAAAAGTAGACTTCACAAAACAAAACATGTTTTTTGGAGCAGATCAAAATACACAGCGTTATGATGTGTTTAAGTTCCCAGTGTTTGATAAACTTAATCAAACTATGCTGGGTTACTTTTGGAGACCAGAAGAAGTAAGTTTGCAAAAAGACAGAGCGGACTATGCTAACTTCCGTCCAGAACAAAAACACATTTTTACAAGTAACTTAAAATATCAAACACTACTTGATAGTGTACAAGGTAGAGGACCTGTTCTCGCCTTTTTGCCATATTGTTCTTTGCCAGAACTAGAAGGTTGTATTGTTACTTGGGACTTCTTTGAAACTATTCATAGTCGTTCGTATACACACATTATGAAGAACGTATACGCTGATCCAACTGAAGTGTTTGATACTATTCTAGATGATGAGAAAATTATTGAACGTGCTATTTCTGTTACAAAGAATTATGATGCATTCGTAGCGGCTGCTGAAGAATGGAAGTACGGCAAGAAAGGTAATATGCGTGACCTTAAGAAGAAACTGTTCCTTGCTATGATGAATGTAAACATTCTAGAAGGATTGCGTTTCTATGTATCATTTGCTTGTACATTTGCGTTTGGCGAACTAAAGATGATGGAAGGCTCTGCTAAGATTATTTCACTTATCGCAAGAGATGAAAGCCAACATTTAGCATTAACTACACACATTATTAAAAACTGGATGACTGGTAAAGATGATCCAGAAATGATAGACATTGTTAAAGAGTCTGAAGAAGAAGTTTATGCTATGTGGCGCGAAGCAGTAGCAGAAGAAAAGGCTTGGGCAGATTATTTGTTTAAAGACGGAAGCATCATTGGGTTGAATAATACTCTACTTAACCAGTATGTAGAACATATTGCTAACCGTAGACTTAAGGCTCTAGGATACAACACAATATTTGATGCACCAGTCAATACTAATCCTCTACCGTGGACACAACACTGGTTAAACAGTTCAGGTTTACAAGTCGCTCCTCAGCAAACGCAAGTTCAAAGCTATATCATCGGCGGCATTAAGCAAGATGTCACTACTGACACACTTAAAGGATTTAGTTTATAAATCTAACTCTGTACCTCTGTATAATAAATAGCTGTATGGGATACATATATAAAATTACAAATAAATTTTCAAATAAAAGTTATATAGGTTATACAGAAGATCCAGATCGCCGCTGGAAAGCACATAGACATAATCAAGGAAGTGCGTTGGTTTTCAATGCAATAAAGAAATATGGATTGGATTATGTAACATTTGAAGTCATTGCAGAAGATACAGTAGATAACGAAGATAGATATATCCAAGATTACAACACAATGACGCCAAATGGATATAACCTTACACCTGGCGGAAGTTTGCCTCCTAATCATAAAGGAAAGTCTTACGAAGACATTTATGGTACACAGGCAAACGAACAAAGAGCTAAACGACAGATAAAACAGAAACAAGCAGGCGGGTACGGACCAGTGAAACATACAGAAGAAACAAAGCGTAAGATAAGCGAAGCATTATCAGGCAAGAACAATCCAATGTATGGACGCAAACACAGTGAAGAAACTATTGCTAAAATTAAACAAAACTTGCCAGACACTTCAGGTGCAAATAATTCCACAGCAAAGCAATGGAAACTAACCAGTCCCAACGGTGTTGAACATTATGCACACGGCAATCTGCGAGCAAAGTGTGAAGAATTGGGTTTAAGTTTTGCAACCGTTCACGCATCTCATACATATAAAAGAAAAATGCGTTCGGGTTGGAAAGTAGAAGAATTATGATATTTGATGCAGTTGTTCCTACACTAGATAATCCGTTATTGCAAGACGCTATGACAAAGTTAAAATGCTCTTATGTTGAAGTAGTCAACATTGAACCTCGTCCGATGATGCAGATTAATCGTTGCCACGCAAATGTAGCAAAGCAAGTTGCAATGTATGGCGGCGAGCAAGTACAGGGTTACTATGTTGCTGTTAGCAAATCTACAAATGACTGGACAGCAATTAAACATAGTGTTTGGAAAAGAGATAATGTGCTTATTGATATTACTCCGGTAGATGACAAAAGAACTTGCAATGTATTCATCTATGGAGTTGACAAATTGCATACGAGCATATATAATAGTGACAACGAATTGTTAATTGACGATTCAGTAACACTTGAAAAGGTACAATTATGATAGAAATTTATGGCAAGCCTGCTTGCCCATTTTGTGAAAAGGCAAAGGCATTATGCGAAAGCAAAGGCTTAGAATATACATACAAGAGTTTAGGCGCAGATTACACTAAAGAAGAACTATTAGATATGTTCCCAGGGTGTCGCACTGTACCACAAATTAAAGTAGACGGCGACTCAATCGGCGGATACGATCAACTAGCAGAACGTTACGGAGCATAATATGTTAATTGAAACACCTTACAAAGAAGGCGACACGGTAAGTTTTAAACTTACATCAGGCGAAGAACTTATTGCTCGCCTAGATAAAGAAACGGACGATACATATACAGTACATAAGCCATTGATGGTTATTGCTAATCAACAAGGTCTTGGATTAGCACCATTTATGTTTACTGTAAATCCTGATAGTAAAATTAAATTAAACACCAAAAATGTATTGTGTGCTGTAAAGACAGACGACGAAATGGCAAAACAATATGTTCAGAATACTACTGGGATTGCAGTAGTGTAAAAACACGCTCGCTTAAAAAGTCATAAATACACTAAAGAAGGATGTATTTATGACTATTAAGCGAGGCGCTCCATTCGACAAAAATAATCTATGGAATGTTCCTGCCATTGATGGCGGGGAGATAATTTCAAAAGCATACGCAAGCAAAGTCAACGGCAAAGCCATAGGGCAGAAGCCACCCAATTTTTTCAACGGCGGAACTATACCTAAAAAAGGTACAGCTACTTACGATCCTTCTAAGCGTTACGGACCTAATAGTCCATTGATTGAGGATTAATATGGCTGACAATGGTAGCATTCTATTACGTCGCGGACCTACAGAAGACCGTTTAGCATTTGTACCACTAAAAGGTGAAATCATATATGATAGCGATACCCAACAAGTGTATATTGGAGATGGGCTAACATATGGTGGCAAAACTGTTTTTGATGATACAATCGTTGTTGAAAAAGACGGCAGTTTAAAGATTGGTGAAAATGTTGCTATTATTGTAGACGATGACGGCAACGCCAGAGCATTACGTGTACCAGGAGGATCTGCAAGCACTAGACCAACTGCTACATTAGGTATGCTTCGTTATAATAGCGATGATGGTATACTTGAATTTTTTGATGGTGACGATTGGCTGTTCTTAAATACTACCGCAACATCGGGCCAGGTAGTTCAATTATATGTTAGTAAAGACGGTGATGACACAGGTAAGTTTGGTAGCCAAGCTGGACGTAGTCAAGGAACTGCATTTAAAACTCTTAACAAAGCCTTGCGATTAGCAGAAGACTTAATTAATGCTGCACAAGAAACTGAACAGTTTGAGTATCAAGGACAAGCAGTTAAAATAGAACAAATAATGGTATATGTTGCAACTGGCATATACAAAGAACATCTTCCATTACGTGTACCTCCTAACGTTTCTATTTACGGTGCAGGACAACGTAGAACATTAATTAGACCATTACCAGGAGAAATATCTACTTCACCTTGGGCAAGAATACGTTTTTGGAGAGAAACAGAAGCATATCCAAACGGATACTTTGGATATCATTACTTGTCAGATCCGTCTGACAGATATTCTACTCCTTTAGACAATGAAGATATTGATATATTTTTATGTAACAACACAAACTGGTTCCATGAATTTTCGACAGAAGAGCATAACTCTTTTGCATATGTATTAGATCCAGAAGGACAAATATTAACTAAATCTCCATATCCGCATACCGGTGCAAGTTTTACGAAAAGTAACTATGCAAACGCACCTTACGAAATTAATTTTGCAGGCTGCATGTTTGCAGATGGGTTCGTTGGTAACCAAGACTTTAATGTAAATTCTGTAGATGTGGCCGATAACTCAATGATAGCATCAGGGTTTTGGCGAGAACCTCTTATGCCAACAGCATTTTATGCTGATGGATCACGTTATCAAGCAAACTCTGTTGCTCCTCCTGCAGAAGCAATGCCTGATGCAGTAAGTTTATTGCAACAAAATAAAACTTTTATACAAGAAGAAACAGTTGCATATGTTGACGATACTTATCAATTTAATTATGATGAAACAAAATGTCGCAGAGACCTAAGATATATCTTAGAAGCATCTAGTTATGACATAGTACTCGGTACTAACTATAATTCTGTTATGACTGGATTAGCATATTCTAGAGCGACAACAGATTATTTAAAGCAAACACAAAAAGTAGAAACTGCTGCTGCTATAAATTATGCTAAAGGATTAGCAAATGCTGTCTTAGCATCTAATTCTACATTACAAGCAGCAAACGTCAAAGCATTCGATGAAGTTATCGATATTCTTAATAACGGATCTACTTCTGCGGACGAGTTAGTATGGCCAAGTGTTTCTAACACTAATAAAAACAATGCAAGATTTTTGTTAGAATCTAATAAAGATTATTTAATAGCAGAAGTAATTGCATTTATTGATAGACAGATATCAGAGGGCAATGCGCCATTTGCAGTAGATTTTACATATGATAAAACAAAATGTCGTAGAGATACAGGATATGTTATTGATGCATTAATACATGATATTTTGTTCGATGGCAATCTTGCAACAATAAGAATAGCCGAAGCATATTGGTTAGATAATGATTCTTATGTGTACGGACAAACAGCTCAAACAGCAGCAGGGTACAATTATCTAAAAAGTATGATAGGAAATGTTTTGCTTTCTACTCGCTTTACAGGCGGATATCAAAGTGAGCTAACACAAGATTTTGACTCTTCATTTCCTGCAACACTAGCCGAAGTAAATCTTGCACAAGGATTACTAGAAGTTATTGTTGAATCAATAGACGAAGGGTTAAGTTATCTTCCTATTATAGAATATCCAGACTTATCTTCAATTGATACTACTGTTACTACGTTAAGAGAAACATTTGTTAAAAGTTTTCCTACTATAATAGATGATACAATAGAATGGATAGATGATACGTATAATGCGTTAGACTATGTAAAATCTACTTGTTATAGAGATGTTGGGTTAATTATTGACGCACTATGTTTTGATATGACTTATACAGGCGAAACAAAAACAGTTAGTGCAGCAGAAACATATACCGAAACCGGAAGTTCTGTAATAGTGAATCAAGAAGCAGAAACAGTAGACGCTATTAATTATATGCGAACTATTGTAGGTAATGTACTAAACCAAACTACTCCTACTATAGTTAGACAAGATGTAGTAGAGCAAGTTAAAGATGCAAGCCTAAGTACAGAAGCAGGTTCTGTTACTAAAGCGGAAACCTTAATTGACATAATAACAAATTATATTACTAATTACACAACAATAAAAGCAGCGCATGATGTTATAGAAACAGCCAAAGAAGATATACAAGATGATGTTATAGCATACATAAATTCAACTTATCCTGCACTATCATATAATACAGATTTATGTCATCGCGACGTAGGATTTATTGTAAGTGCTGTTAGCAATGATTTATTTGGCGGAAGTAGACACTCTATATTAGCTGGCAACAGTTATTATCGTGCAGCAAGCGATTTAGGTGATCCAAGTGTAGCAATAACTACGCAGTTAACTGAAACATTAGATGGCGTAGCAAAAGCAAAAGAATTAGTTAGAACAGCTCTTACTTCTGCAGGAGTATCTACAAGTCTAATAAATTTAGCAGATGCTAAGTTTGACATTATACTAGATATAATGGAAAACGGAGAAAATGTTGCTCCAGAAAGTCTTCCTAAATTTAAGGTTAATGCAAGTGCAACCACGCCATTAATTGCTGGATTAGCAAATCGTAATCTTGTAATGATTACAGCAGGTAATAAATCATTTGTTGCCACTGACTGGACTGTGTTTGGTAATTTAGGGTACGGTGTACTTGCTCGTAATAATGCTAGAATTGAATTAGTATCGATATTCACATATTATTGCGGTGTAAGTTATAAGGCAGAATCAGGATCAGAAATACGTTCGCTAAACGGTTCTAGTTCAAACGGCATTTACGGATTGGGAGCAGAAGGGCGTAACCCGTTCGAAATTCCGATTGATGCAACAACAGTAAGCGAAACTTGTTTTATTGCACAAGCAGATAGTTCTGTGGTAGGAGATAATGTTGCAGGTGATTTATCTATTGTTATAAAAAATGCAGTTGATTTGAACGGTAGTCCTGCTACATTGTTTAATGTAATGGTTGCAGAAGTTGACCATCAAGATCCTGCATACGGCATCGTACGATATGAAATTGGAAACTTATCTGGAAATAATTTAAATATCAGAGGTACGGCACAAGGTCTAGTTGCTGATATTCATAATAACGCAGACATTACAATACGATTGTTGCAAGAATATGAAATTGAAACTAGTTCTAGTATTAATGATTTACTATTAGGAGCAGCTCTTGTTTATGACGAGGATCCTGACACAGGTTATAGAATTATTGAAAAAACTCCGGTATCAGGGTCACCATTACACTATGTAGTTAGAACTATTCCTACATTAAATCATATAGGAGTTGTTGTTAATGGAGCAGTGACTGCTGGAAATAATTCTTTCGTTATTAATTCAATTAACTATACCAACGATGATGTTGCTGATAGACGTATTGCTTATAGAGGAGAGATTTATACAGTTCAAAGTTATAATACTTTAACTAATACAATCACAATATCTCCAAATTTAACAGTTAATCTTGCTGATGGCGACAATCTGCGTTTAAGTCCTCAGCCGGGGAGTGCAGGTAAAATTTATACAGACTTTTCTGTTGTAAAGGCAAACAATCATGATATGCTTGATGTTGGTACTGGTGCTTATCAAGATTCTAATTATCCACGTGAATTATATGGTCCTCCGACTAGACCTGCTGTACAATCACAAGAAGTATTTGAGACTGCTCCAGGACGTGTATTCTTTACAACTAATGACCAAGATGGTAACTACAGAGTAGGTGATTATTTCCGTGTTAATCAAGGTGACGGCTCAGTAACATTCTCTGCCGCTATTGCTTTAAGTAATCTAGATGGATTAGGCTTTACACGTGGTGTTGTTGTAAATGAATTTTCATCCGATTCTGATATGATTGACGAAAGCGACGAAGCACTTCCAACAGAACAAGCAGTAGTAAATTACATTAATAAACGCATAGGACAAAATCAGTTAGGCGCTACTGTAGGAACAACTAGAATAGGTGCAGGACTTTTAGTTCTCGACGGCAGTCAGGCAATGGAAGGAGACTTAGATTTAGATTCCAACAATCTTGACAACGTAGGAACAATTACCGCAGGAACAGTTGATGCAAATACGGCTGCGACTTTAGCATCTGCCAAAGTAGAAGATTTAACTAGCGGGCGAGTAGTTATTGCAGGTACTGGCGGCGAAATAGAAGATGATAGTGATTTAACATATAATAAAACAACAAACATTTTAAGTGTACCAAAACTAGACATAGGTACACAAGCAGATTTAGCAAGCGCCAAAGTAGAAGATTTAACAGTTAACAGAGTTGTTGTTGTAGGCACAGGTGGAGAATTAATAGATGACGCTAACTTTACTTGGAACGGATCAACTCTTTCTCTTACAGGTGATTTAGATGTAAATGCTCAAGGTTCGTTTACTAGTGCTAATATCGAAGATTTAACTAATAACCGTATTGTGATTGCGGGCACAAATGGCGAGTTAGAAGATGATGCTAACTTAACATTTGATGGAACAACATTTGAGATTGGCACTAAGTTTGATGTAACAGTTACATCAGGAAATACGTATATAGGCGGAACACTCGGTATTGATGGAAATGTTACTCTAAACAAATCGTCAAATTTTGTTATTAAAGATAGTGCTACTACACCAAACACAGTATTTCAAGTTAGTGGTGCAACCGGAAATACAACTGTTGCGGGAGAATTAAAATTATCAGATTTATTAGTCGGCAGAATTCCTTATGTAGGAAACAGTAACATAATAAAGACAGACACTAGTTTGTCTTATGATGGAACAACATTTACAGTAGGCAGTAGTAAAGTATCTATAACAGCATCAAGTGGAAACACAGCTATCGCAGGAACCTTAGGAGTTACTGGCAGCACTACATTGTCTAGCGTAAATGTTACAGACTTAACATCTGGCAGAGTTATATTAGCAGGGTCAGACGGAGAACTACAAGATAGTGGTAATTTAACTTTTGACGGAACCAATTTAACAACTTCTAAATTAACAGTAGACAATACAGTAATAGATAATGATAAGATTACTATAATTGGTGGCGAAATATATGCCAACGGAACTGCTACTACAGGAGACATTTATATCATTCCTGCATATGATGAAACGGCCAGTCCGATCGCATATAGTACAGTTTATATCACAGGTAATTTAAGTGTTGTTGGATCTATCAACACAACCGAGCAGTCTTTGACGGATCAAGCAATAACAGGTAATTTAACAGTTGATGGAAACTCTACTTTAGGAGATTCGAACTCTGATACAGTTACAATAAATGCAAAAGTTAATAGCAGCATTATACCAAATGCAACCAGTTTAACTTTAGGTGATAGCAATAACGTTTGGGAAGCATTGTATGTAAACGATATTACAGCAGCGGATGATGTTACAATTACTACGTCAGGCGACTTTGTAATTAAAAATTCAGCAACTCCTACTCCAGCTACAGTCTTTAGCGTAACAGGCGCAAATGGCAACACAACTATTGCAGGTACATTAAGTGCTACTGGTAACTTTGCTATTAATACAAATAAATTTACAGTTACAGCAACAAGTGGTGATACAAGTATAGCAGGTACGTTAGGCGTAACAGGAAACACTACTATTACAGGTACGTTAGCAGCTAATAGCGGCATTACTGTGGATACTAATAAATTTGTAGTAGCAGACACAACAGGTAATGTAAGTACAGCCGGTACATTAAGTGCTACTGGTAACTTTGCTATTAATACAAATAAATTTACAGTTACAGCAACAAGTGGTAATACAAGTATAGCAGGTACATTAGGCGTAACAGGTGCTACTACAATAACGGGAGCATTAGCAGCTAATAGCGGTATTACTGTGGATACTAATAAATTTGTAGTAGCAGATACAACAGGTAATGTAAGTACAGCTGGTACATTAAGTGCTACTGGTAACTTTGCTATTAATACAAATAAATTTACAGTTACAGCAACAAGTGGTGATACAAGTATAGCAGGTACTCTAAGTGTAAACGGAGATATGCAACTAAATGCTGCTGCTGATTTTATTATAAAAGACAATACCTCTCCTACACCTATTACTAAATTTAGTGTAGATGGTGCAACTGGTAATACAGAGGTTGCAGGATCTATAACCGGAAGCGGTGATGTATTATTAAAGTCAAGCAGTAATATAACTATAGTAACTGGAACTACGGTATCAGCAGAAAATGTTACATTTGATGTCGACGGAGCAACCGGCGATACTTATATAAAAGGTGATCTAGTAGTCGACGGTGATATAACTATTTCTGGCGATGTATTAAGTGAATTAGTGATCGAAGATAACGTTGTATTATTAAATTCAAATTATGTTTTAGATCCTGAAAATGGTGGTGCAGAAGTTAATGCAGGTATAGAAGTAGAACGTGGCATACAAAACAATGTTCAATTGAGGTGGAATGAAGGAACAAACACTTGGCAATTTTCAAAAGTAGACCCTTCGACAGGTGCTGTAACATATGAAGATATAGCGTCGACTATAGATGTATCAAACGCGGCAGAGAATGATTATGTAACTGGAGCAGCGTTTAATACTAGCGACGGCGTACTAACACTAACACTTCTTAGTTCAAATACTGTTACGGCGGATTTAGATGGTCGTTTTGTTTTAGATACTGGCGATACAATGACCGGTAACTTAAACTTCTCAGATACAGCAGAAGGCATAACATGGTCAATGAATACCGACGGAGCTAGTATTAAATTTTATAATACAGGAGATGCAGATACTGATAGTAGATTAGAATTTAATACAGCAGATAATAATAATGAATATTTCCGTTGGACACATTCTCCAAGCGGAGGCGCATTATACGAATCAATGCGTCTTACTCCTACTAGTAGTGGTAACGGAGTATTAAAGGTATCCGGCGATGTACAAGCAACCGGAGAAATTTATACAAATACTATTAGCTCTTATACCGCAAACGCAGATTTAAATTTAAGTGGTAATGGAACTGGTAATGTAAACATAACTGATTCGTTAGATGTTAATACTATTACAAGTTATACCGCAAACGCAGATTTAAATTTAAGTGGTAATGGAACTGGTAAAGTATTATTAAATGATAGTGTTACAATAGGCAGTGCCAATACTGATACTGTTACATTTACAGCAGACATTGCAAGTAATTTAATACCAGATACAACTACAAGAAATATTGGCTCAAATACTGATCGTTGGAACACAATGTATGCAACGGTATTTAACGGTACTGCAACCCAGGCAAAATATGCTGACTTGGCAGAAATATACTCTACTGATAAAGAATATGAGCCAGGCACACTTGTACAGTTTGGCGGAGAAGCAGAAGTAACTATTACTAACGAAAGAGCAACTACACGAGTTGCTGGAGTAATATCTACATTACCTGCGTATCTAATGAACTCAGAAGCAAGCGGTCAGGCAATAGCATTAAAAGGACGTGTTCCTTGCAAAGTATTTGGCAAAGTTAAGAAAGGTGACTTCATTATTGCCAGCAATATACCAGGAGTTGGTATGGCATCCGATAAGTACATTGGAGGAGCTGTAGTAGGCAAGTCCATTGTCAATAGCGATGAAGAACAAGTTAGAATTATTGAAATTGCAGTAGGAGTGTTATAATGCCAGCAGTAGTAAGAACAAATGTAGATGCACATAAAGGGCATGCTTCGCCAAGTCCAGGACCTTTCCATCAAACTTCTTATGCAACAGGATCAGAGAATGTTTTCACTAACGACGAAATGACTGTTAGAATTGGAGATACTACTATTTGTGGTGACGTAGCAGTTGGGTCATCGCCAAATGTATATGCAAACGATATTTTAGTACACAGAAAAGACGATGCAACCGGTGGGCATGGTAGTTGGGTTCCAAATGCGGCTGCAACAGGTTCTCCAAATGTGTTCGCAAATAACAGTTGACAAACGATTTAAAGGCTATATAATATGATTATTAAGGAGAAAAAGGCAATGACAAATCATGAACAAATTGTACAGGCATTTAATAACTATCTAGCAGAAAGCGCAGCTTTTGAAGAGAAGGGTGTTAAAGCGGCAGCGGCAAGAGCTCGCAAAGCATTAGGTGACTTAGGTAAGTTAACTAAAGATCGCCGCAAGGAAATTCAAGATAAAAAGAACGCAATGTAATGTGGCGTCTCTGGGCTAAAGCACTCGGAGAAAAGGCTGGCAGGGACGATAGGGAAGCAAACACTGTTGCTCTTATTAGAACTGCCATTCTTTTTGTCTATCTTATAACAAACCTGTTTATTATAGCAGGTGTCATTCATCAATGGTAATTTATGAACTGTAAAGAAGGTGATTTAGCATATATTGTATTTTCTATTCGCCCGCAAAATATTGGGCGTGTAGTTAAAGTTGTAGAATATATTGGCAAGTTTGCAGAAGGCGAAGAATTTCAGTTTAGAGGAATGCCGTGTAAAGCACCTGTGCCTGACTATTATTTTTGGATCGAAGCAGATGATATTGAAATTATGCTAGGACCAAGCCCGCGAGCATATATTGCGGATAGTTGGTTACGCCCAATTAAACCACCAAAAGAAGAAAGAGAAACAAAAGAACAATTAGAACTTGACATTCTTGCCTAAAGAGTGTTAAATAGTATTGTAACGTTGAAGTGGACCGAAAGGTTTCTGGACGCCGGTTCGACTCCGGCCACCTCCACCAACAAACTTCTATGGGGGTGACACGGGTATTCGACAGGAATATGACTAGGGAAGTGGAGTTATCGTCAATGCAGAAGGCGTTAGGGTTGGGGGGTCCCCGGCTAAAGAAGCAAAACATATAAATGCAAACGAGAAGTTCGCACTAGCGGCGTGACCGCTACGGGGTAGTTATACCTTGTTACCAAAAATAGCAAGAAAGCACCTTCGGGTGCTTTTCTTTTTATGCGCACATAAATACAACACGGGCATATACATTTACAGAGGGGTATATTATGAGCGAACTAAAAGTCAACGAGTATGACGTTGTACTCTTGAAGGCAGTTGACGGAGATACCGTTGACGTTGATATTGATTTAGGTTTTAATGTTTGGCTACACAACGAGCGTGTACGCATCATGGGCATTGACACACCAGAAAGCCGCACTTCGGACGAAGTAGAAAAACTTTTTGGTAAGGCTGCGAAGAACAGACTAAAAGAACTACTACATGATGGTGCTATTCTAGTTACTACAGAAGAAAAGAACGGCGAAGATATGCGTGGTAAGTTTGGACGTATCCTAGGTGATTTCAAAGTGCCAGATGGCAGACTAGTAACAGA